CGCCGCTATAGGCCTCGCGATCATTAAGTGTGAATGAATGGCTGTCGCCATCGCTTCGTTCGAGGTGTGTAACGGGAAGTCGTCTGCCGGTGGCTGATGTCGGATAGCCAGGCCGGGTAAACCCAATCGCCCCCTCTTTTACTGTTATTTGTGCGCCATAACAGCTGGCCAGACGGGTTAAAAATTGCAAGTCCGTTTCATTAGTTTGGTCAATATGGCGAACGTGGATCCCCTCGATATCTTTCGGCAGTACAGGGGGATTCAAATTATTCTTTTTGGAGATCATTCTCACGATGGCGCCCAACGTCCAGTCATCGTAGGAGTAGGAGAGCACTTTATTTAGTGATCCTCGTAAATCCGCACTACGGGCTATCACGGTCAAGATATCCGGAGCGCCGGAATGGATAACTGAATCTACAGTAAAACTCCCGCAGCGATATAGCGGCTGACCTTTCCAGCCCAGATGCAAAGTTAACACTGCACCACGCTCCGGCATCTCAAACTGTCCGTCGCTGTCATCGAAGACAATTTTGAGTTCGTCCGCCTTCAGGGCGCTGTTATCGGTCATGGTGACCGCAACAACACGTTTGGATAGGCTGCGTTCGAGTGCTTTGTCCTTTATGGTGAGATTGAAGTCCGGGGCTATTAACGCGCCAGCCGGTAGTTTAAGGTCAGTGATCATGGGATAAGCCCTCCGGTCGGAGAGGCATTAACCGCTGCGGCCGCTTTGTTCAACAAACTCATTCCCTGATCACGGAGATCGCCAAACATCGCGGTATAAGACTCGTCCACACGTTTTAGCTTTATGGTAAAAGTTATTTCTCTGGCCTGGCCATTGGATAACAGCTGAGTACTGATATTATTTATCGATTCAATAATAAACATACCGTAGATAATGCCTGTCCCTTCAATAAGCGGCCAGGCACGGCCACTGTCAGCCATTGACTGTAGCGCTGTTAAGGAACTCTGCCCGCCCGTAACGCCGGACATCAGCTGACCTGTCAGCACCATGGACTCTTTTTGAATGCCGAGAAATTGCGAGGCCGGGCGCGATCCCAGCCGGTTGTTCTGCGCCCAGTTGTAATCGACTGTTCGGGTTACGCTCTGATAGGGCAGGGTGCTTAACTTAAAAATATTTAAACCCAGTGTCATCATCATGAGTAGGCCCTCTGATATAGGTACTGGCTCATAAGGTTGTCTTCCTCATGGTTTTTTTGTTTCTCATGGAACTCGGTCATGGCCTGTACATAGTCTTGTGGGGAAGCGCCAGGTGGAGCATTCACTGTATAATTCACTGTTTTTACACTGTTATCCGACAAGCTATTGGAAACGGTCTGCGGCGATGTGGCCGGTTTATATCCCGGTGACATTGCACTCAGTGATTGAGGGGCATCGTCCGGAGATTCTTCCTGTAAGGGGGCGGTTTCAGATTGGTTAGGCGGGCTGTCGCTCAGACCCAATTTTTCCAGGATCCAAGTGTATTTCTCTTTGAATGCATTCAACGTTGACAATAATTTATTGAAAACCGAAGAGAAAATGCCGCCGAGATGGGTGAAAATATTGCCCAATGCATCCATTTTTTCACTGAAGGCCGTTTGCATGTCATCGAAGTAATTTTGCAGAGAATCCCAGTTTTTAATGATGGCCGTGATAGCGATGGCGACAGCCGCCACTAACGCAATAACAGGAAGCCCAATTGCAGCGATCGCTGCACCAATTGCTCCGGCAACCACGGTAAATACGGTTCCTAATAAACCGGCGCCTGCCATCAGCATACTGACACCACTGAGCACCGGCGCAATAACTGATCCAAGCACGCCTAACCCACCGATCACGCCCGTTACGCCCAGAGCCAGTGCCAGTAGCGACGATACCAGTTGCGGATTATCGGTTATCCAAGTGTTGAGCGTGGTCAGCCAGCCCGTTGCCGTTTGCGTCAGTTCGCGCAGGGCTGCACTTTGTCCGTCAAAGAGATTGATGCGGATCGTGTCCCAGGTGGCGAATAGTTTAGTGATGTCACCGTCGAGATTGTCACCCTTCACCCGAATTTCGGTTTGCGCGGCCGGAGTGGCACCGTTCAGCGCCGCGGGTGTTTGGGCCAGAATTTGATCCACATTCAGGCCAGCTGCCGCCAGCTTGTTTTGCTGAGTAAGAACCTCTGCTGGCCGATGACCACTGGTCGCCATCGAAAGTGTTTGCTGATGCAAGGCTGCCAGACGTGGATCGCTACTCTGCAGGCCAAGCTTCGCCTGAATGCCAGATAACCCTTTTTGCAACTCAGCGCCGGGTTGCAGAATACTTTTCGCCAGTTCGAGCTTGGGCTGCACGAAAGCCACCATTGCTGAACTGGTGTTCTTCAACTGCTCGATTTTCTGCGCATGTGCTCTATATTGCTGCCCCACGGTGCGCCCTTTCTGCTGCGGACTTTCAGGACGAGCTTGATAAAGGATCTCCAAAGGCTTACTCGCGGGTTTCTTCTGACGGCTGTGATCTGCGGATTCAGTGAGATACAGGGCGGGTGGGAGGTTAACCGTGAGTTTACTTTGGGTATCAGACAAGCTCTGTAATGACTGCGGGCCTTTTTCTATTCCCTTGAGCTCTCCGGATACATCGTCGATATCCTCCGATATCCGGCTAAACAAGGTGTGTTGCGGTAGTTGGGTAAAGCGCTTCCAGATTTCAGCGGTGGCTTTTTTCAGCGGCTGGAGCTGCTGAATAATTTTCCCCAGCGTCGCGGGGATCTTTTCGACATTACTCATCTGTTTTTACTCCGCTGCGTTGCAACGCTTTATATCGCCAGTTACTCAGTTCGGTGAGGGACATGCCGTCCATTTCGGACGGCGGCCAATGAAAGATCACCGCGATATCTGCCATAAGATCATCAACGGTCAGGCGAGGATCAATGTTTACCCGTCCTGCTTCGGCGATAAAAAACCAATCACCTTGCCAGCCAGCGCGATGAGATCCGGTAACTCGAGGCGTGCACACTCCTCTTTCGTGAGATTCGGATATGTGATGCGCGGTAAAATGGTGATTAGCGCATCAACGTCGGCATTGGCCAGCGCGGCCAGACCAATTCCACGCAGACTACCGGCGTTGGGTTTGGTGACCTGGATTTCAGTGATTTCTACGTCGCCGCGTTTGAGTGGCACATCGAGAACGACGCTATTTTCTTTGGTGCTCATAAAGATTCCTATTTCGTCAGAAAATAGCCGGCAACTTTTGCCGGCCTTTGTGAAGTTAAAGACCGAGTGCTGTACGGTGTTCTGCCAGGCGATCAACACCATTGACGATTTCCACCATGTTGACGGTGTCCACTTCAATCAGCTCTTTGCCGTCGATGCTCAGTTTGAAGTAGGTGCAGTCGGTGCTGATTTTGGTTTCAGTGTCTTCACCCTGTTTGTATTCACCAAAATCAAACTCTTTGTGGCGGCCGCGCATCACTACTTCTACGGCAGAAATCTCACCAGTGTCATCGCGCTGGAACGAACCGGCAAAGCGCAGGGGAATATCCGCGGTGCTGCCCCATTGCTGCAGAACCAGCTCATCGAGTCCGCCGATGGACCATTCAAGTGCCAGTGCATCATCGTCCAGACCGAAGTCCACGGAAGTGGCCCCGCTCATGCCGCCGCCACGGTATTTCTCCAGCTTGCGGGTCAGTTTTGGCAAGGTCAGTGAGGAGACCACGCCGAGGTAGCTGTTCCCGTCATTGAACAGGTTTAGGTATTCCAGTTTCTTAGGGAGTGCCATGAGTCAAAATCTCCTTAGCTGTTCACGGAAGCGGCAAAATTCACCAGGTATTTGTCGGTGATACGTTGGCGCAAGGTCAGGTCTTCCAGTGGTGGGACCGGCGTGTAGTCGTAATCGATGTAAAGCTTGCCAGCTTTCAAAGACTCCGGCGTGTTAGCCGATTCGTCGTACCAGCAGTTGCCGTCGATGAGGTAACCGGCGGATTTCATTTCGCGCATTTTGGCTTTGATGCCATCGATCATGTCGCGGATCAGGGAAGGAGTCATCGGCTTATCGACGGCCCACATGTGCGCCTCAGCCATGGTGTCAGCCAGGATTTGTGCAGTGCGGGTGTAGTTTTCGAACGCGAACAGCGGGTCATCGCTACAGGTGCGGTTGCCCCAGAAGCGAAAGCCGTCTTTGCGTACCAGCGTGGTCACGCAGGCCTGATTCAGTAGATCAGCGTCGGTTCCGGTGGCCTGTAAGTCCCAGAAAACGCTGGCGGAAAGACCCGTTACGCCGTTGACGCCAACGTTGGATAATGTTTTATGCCAGCCGGTGTCCTGGTCAATTTTGGCACGCAGGCCCAAAGCACGTGCCGAAGCATAGGCCGTATCCGACTGACTGGTGGTGGTATTCCAGTTAACGAAGTCAGGCCAAATCAGCATCAGCTCACGTTGGCTGAAGTTATCGCGATACTTAATGGCATCGGCAATGCTCCTGGCACCAAATACGCTGACATAACCAAAGGCGCGCAGCTGCTGGCAAACCGCGGCCAGCGCCGTGGCCACCGCCTGATTGTCATGACCAGGAGCGCCGAGAATACGTGGTTTAACGCCCAGTTCCGCCTGCGCTGAAAGCAGGGCTTTCATACCGGTGTAACGGCCGTTGGCGTCAGAGCCGCCGATAATATTGGTGGTGGTCGCCGCTTCATCTTCGCCTTCCTCTACGCGAACGACGACGGTCACCGGTTTACATTGATCGGCAATTGCCAGCAGCGCCGGGCCTAAAGTACCGGTTTTACCCGCTTTGCCGCTGGCGGCCAGAACGTCGGTGATCAGAACCGGGGTGTTGAGGGGAAACAGGGTTGCGTCCGCGTCTTTCGCGGTACACACCATGCCGATAATGGCAGTGGAAAC